CGCCTGTGTGTACAGACGAAAGATTCAGATATGTAGAAGTGGAATGCGGACACTGTTTCGAATGTCGTAAAAAAAAGAGAAGAGAATGGAGGATCAGAAACTACGAACAACTAAAAGAAACACCTCATGCAGTGTTTTTTACAGGAACAGTATCTCCACAAAGATATGAATATATTTGTAAAAGATATGGATTTAAAAATGACGGATCACAAGATAACGAGATAATTACAAAAATACACAGATTGTTTCTAGAAAGAATCAGGAAAGAAAAAGGATATTCGATCAAACACTGGTGTGTCACAGAAAAAGGACATACCAACACCAGACGTATACACATACACGGACTATACTATGCAACGCACGGAGAAACAAAATGGCAACTTACAAAATTATTGTATGAAAATTGGATAGACGGATACAAGTACTACGGAAGATATGTAAACGAAAAAACAATTAACTACGTATCAAAATATATGACAAAAAAAGATGAAGACAATCCTGACTACATCGGTATAGTACTATGCAGTAAAGGATTAGGGGCGAATTACGCAAAAGAAAACCAATTGAAACACAGATGGAATGGAGAGAAAACAATCATTACATACAAAGCTCATAACGGACAAGATCTACCTCTACCAAGATACTACAAAACAACCATATACACAGATGATCAAAGGCAACTATTATGGCTATACGCGGAAGACAAAGGCACCAAATGGGTGAAAGGATTCGAAGTAATAGGAGCCAACACAGTAAATAAAGATTATTACGAAAGATTGCTCAAAGAAAAAAATGAAAACGGAATCGGCCTACATGGTGATAATATCGAGGAAATCGAAAGAAAAAAAGCGATCAATCGAATGAATAAGCTACAAAATCTAACAAACAGAAAAAGAGCGCAGCGAAGGCAGATCAGAAGAGAAGAGGAAGATATAATGTATCAATACTTATCAGCAGAGTATTGTCCTTTCTAGTTTTCGTTTCACGAAAACGTCTGGTCCGTAACAAACGGACTACACTATGCAGCAGGTTTTATTTTAATTTTACAGGGCAGTAAGGGTAGCTAAAGAGTAAAGATTTGTTACCTACAAAAGCCGTTTAAGGACAGGCGTGTACCCGATCGAAGATCGTGGTATGCGCCTTTGGCGATATCAAGGTGCTAACGCTCTAGGGGTATGCCCCTAGAACCCCTTATTTGTCGCTCGCGCTATGGAAACGTTAAAGAAAGTTATAAGATAACAGAAAAATTTGCAGAATCAGAAATTATACGTATCTTTGTAGTGTTAGAAAAAACAAGATGTATAACATGTTCCACGTGGAACAACAAAAACAGAAAAATTATGAGAAACGATTGGAAACCAAGATTCAAATGCACATTTAAATTATTTTACGCAGACGGTCGCTACGACATCGATTCAATGTGGTTCGCGGCAACATCAAGAGAAGCAGCGAGAAGACAAGCAAGAAAATATTTAAAAGAAACCTACTATAGTTTCGAAATAATATCAATAAGTTATTAACATTTAAAATTTAAAAATTATGGCAGCAACAAATTACACAGTAATCGCAAAAAACAAGGAGACAGAAAGAATAGTATTAACTAATCTATCGTCAAAATGGACGTACAAACAAGCACTAGCAATCGCGCAAGAAGCACACAGAAAAAGCGATACACATGAATTAATATGCGTAATAGAAACAAGTAAAATCCTGTTAAAAGATGAAAAAGAAAACAAAAAAGAGGAGTAAATATGTCCTTAAAAATAAAGAATTTGCTTCCTTTAAAGCGATGAAAACATACGCCTACTTCAATATGGGAATAGGCGAAAAAATAAAAGGATACGAATTAACGATAGACGAAATACTCAAAGAGTATGAGTTAATCAAACAAGAAAGGAGGTTATTATGTACTGAAACTTATAACGCAATCGAAAAATACAAAAAATGGATAGAAGAACAACAACTCAATTTATTCAACACATGAAAATGACAAATGAGCAAATTAAAGCAATTATTACAGCAATTTGCACACTTATTACTACCATCGCGGCGATCATACTCACAACAGCATGTACCATGTCGCTCTCAGTGTCCAAAAACAATCAAAATAGTACCCAAAAAACCGAACAAACAACAACCAGTTCGGTCGACAGTACAAAAATCAATATTAACCAAAAAAAGTAAAAATCATGGACTTAAAAGAAGCCTTCAAAATCAGAAAAAAAGACGCAGAAACAAATGAAGTTATCATTACTATTGGTAATCACTTGGCTACTGAGCAAGTATTTAAATCAGAAGAAGAAGCCCAAAAAGTAATCGACGCAACAGATTGGAATCTAGTGGCAGCACTGTTCTACGCTTGCAAAGAAGCTGAACAATGGGAGGAAAAACAAAAAGAATCATCAAAAAAAGAGGAGGAATAAACTATGACAGTAGTAAAAACTTTAGGTAAAAATACACTAGGCGACAACAACAAAATGAAGATCGCCATGAAAGACTATAACATGTCTACTCATGATATATCAACGATATTCAGAAGTTCAATAGGCGTAGGAATGCTTGTGCCATTCTGTAAAATACTCTGTCAAAAAGGGGACATCATCGACATCAATCTAATCAATAAAACACTGAGTCAACCAACGTTAGGACCGCTCTTCGGATCATTCAAATTACAACACTTCATGTTCTTCGGAGGATTCCGATTATACAACAGTTGGCTTCATAACAACCGAACAGGGATTGGCATGAAAATGTCAGACATTAAGTTACCGATGATGGTCGCAAACACAATCGGAACAAGCGCAAATGCAAAAACAAACATTTCGACATCAGCTTTATACAAATATCTTGGGTGGAGTGGTTCAAAAAGAACAGGCAGTAGTGCAACGGGAGGTGTAGAAAAAAATGGCATACCTCTACTCATGTATATAGACATATTTAAAAACTTTTTTGCAAATACGCAAGAAAAAAAATTCTACATGATAAGAGGAGGACTATCAAAACTATCTGTAGGACCAAAGATCTATGATATTCCAGTAGCCAACATAAACGTTTCCGTAAGCAACACTACATCCGTGGGGTCATTCGACGAAGCCGACAATTGGAAGCTCTATTGGGAAAACGTAAGAGTCACCGGAACAAAGGACGGGGGGGAAAAAGTCATGACAATGGCAGACCTAACAAGCGATGCAACAACTAAAACAATCACTACAAATAAAGCATCAACGCTCTTAACAAATATAACAAACATAGAATTTGACACAAACATCATAAAATATACAAAAGCAAGATTAGGCCAATATGACCTAAAACTGCTTGACCAGATCAGAGACGTAATCTTACACAAAAAAGGAAATGAAAAACTAATCCTTACAGAGCAAAACGTAGGAGCGGATAAAAACGGAAGCCCAGAATTGGCAAAGTTTATATTAGAACTAAGAAACAGTCAATCAAACAAGCTAGGAGGAATGTTGTTAAAAACATACGACAGCGATATTTTTAACAATTGGGTACAAACAGATTGGATTGATGGAGCAGGGGGTATCTCAGAGATAACAAGTATCGACATCACAGCCAATGACGGAAAGCTGACAATGGATGCTCTGAATTTACAACAGAAAGTATATAACATGTTGAACAGGATTGCGGTATCAGGAGGTACATACCGAGATTGGCTGGAGACAGTATATACAGCAGGCAAATACCTTGACAGACCCGAAACACCTGTGTTTATCGGAGGTATGACACAATATATCGAATTCGACGAAGTGATATCAAAAAGTGCAACAGAAACAGCATACGGCAGTCAGCCACTAGGAGATATCGCGGCAATCGGAAGAGGAGGTAAACCAATAAATAACGGGCACATACACTATCAATGCGAAGAACCAGGATATATCATGGGACTGATGGCTATCACGCCAATGATAGATTACTCACAAGGTAATGACTTTGACCTAAATTTACAAACAATTGACGACCTACACAAACCGGCACTTGACGGAATCGGTTATCAAGACTTGATCCAAGAACAAATGGTTGGAGAAACATCGACATACGAAGGAGGAGCAGAGGTTGCTAAACTAAAACATCTATCTGCAAACAAAACAGTAGCATGGATTGACTACATGACTAACTATAACCGCACGTTCGGAGATTTTGCAGTCGGAGGAGCATTAGATTTCATGGTATTAAACAGACGTTACGATGTATCAGAAAAGTATACAATCGATGATCTGACCACATACATTGATCCACAAAAATACATCGAGATCTTTGCAGATACAAATTTAGACAGCCAAAACTTCTGGGTGCAAACAGTGGTACAGGCAACGAGACGAGGTAACTATAGTGCTAAACAAATTCCATACTTATAATCATGAAAAGAATTAACAAAATAAGAGTAAATAGCTTCAAGGGAATGATCGAGATGACAGAAACGGGTGAAACCTTGATCAAAAAAATCCAAAGAATTCTCGACGAAAACGAACCGCTAACCGACGGAGCTCCTATGATCTATACGCCTAAACAAGCAGGAGTAAGAGATGATTGCAACGTACGTACGGACAAATGGGCTTTAGCCATGGATGCAATGGATAGAGTTAATAACTACAAATTGAATGAATACCTCAAAAAGGGAGATGCCGAAATGCCAAAGGCAGAAGAAGGGCAACCCGAAGGAGGAGTAACTGAACCAAATCCAACTAGAGACAACTAGTCGGGTACGACTACGAACACTATATGCGAAAAAAGGCGGATGTAAATATTTATGTCCGCTTTTTAAAGCCAAAAAAGCGCAGTACGCATATAGCATATTATATCAAGTAAATATAGGTGGACGCTTCTTCAAAAGTAAGCGCGAAGAATGTAAAAATTAATTATTATGGGATTAGGAGCAACATTAGCAGGAGCAGCAAGCTCAGGATTAGCAGGTGCTGTAACCGGAGGAGTCGGATCAATAGTCAGCGGTGGTCTAGGACTACTAGGCGGTCTATTTAATAAAGGCAATAACAAACTCAAAGACCAACAAAAACTAATGCAACAAGCATGGGAGTATGAAAAAGAAGGGATGGGTCTGCAATATAATTACGGGCAACAAGCAGCAGATGCAGAATACAAGCGAAATCTGCAAATGTGGAAAGATACGAATTATGGAGCACAAAGGGCCGAAATGGAAGGTGCAGGACTAAGCGTGGGTCTTATGTATGGCAACGGAGGAGGACAAGCGGCAAGCACAGCGGGAGGAAGCTCAACTCAACCAAGCGGACCAAGAACCAATCCGGTTGAAGTAGCACTACAACAACAATCACTAGGATTACAATTGAAGCAAATAGAAGCCCAAAATCGACTCGCAAATGCAGAAGCAACAAAAACTATAGCTGAAGCCAATAAAATCGCAGGAGTAGACACCGAAGGGCAAAAACTGAGCAATAAATGGCAAGAAGTTGAGAATAGAATCCAACTAAGCAAAGAGGATATCGCAGGAAGCAATGCAACAGAAGCGGCAGCTAATGCAAAAAAAGCAATCGAATTATGGAAACAAGAAGTGTTAAACACAGAGTATCTGGATAAAACCCAAGAAGAAAGAGTTGTAAAACTAGTATCAGAGGTAGCACTAATTCAGAAAGAAGGAGCTGTGCAAGACTCAATCGTAGATGTAAACTACAATACTGCAAGAAAAATCCAAAGAGAAGTGGAGAATTTCTATTACGAAATGATAACAAGAAGAATGACAGCCGAAGCTGCAAAAGAGCAAGCAAAAGCAATGGTAGACAAAATTGCAAAAGACTACGAGCTGGGGAAAGGACACTTGAAAAACGAGAATGAAAAAAACCTCAGAGAATGGATATATGGGGGAATAAACCAAGTCTCGGACATTATAGGGGCAATAAGTAAATTCAAACAAGCACAAGCACTAGTCGAAAAAATATCAAAAAAGATCAAGTAATGTGTTATTTTACCAAAAAAGTACTCAACAAGCGGTTCCTGCCTAGTCGAAAGAATAGGTGGAATCCGCCTGTGTGTACAGACGAAAGATTCAGATATGTA